TTCATATCTATATTATAACAAAAAACCTGCCCCAGTCGGAACAGGTTTCATTGATTCAATTTATACAAGTTTGGTGGGCAACTCGTACAATAAAGCGAACCACTTTTATATAAATTCTACCGCCTACCCTATTACTTTAATAGTGCCTTTCGGTGTTTAAAGTGTATTTAATGTATTATATAAGATATATTAAATATATTACACTACTATACTATAAATAAAAGGCGTTAAATAGTCAAAAAAATAAAGGCCTATCGTGCTAGTACATCACTAACCACGATAGGCCTTTTATGCGTTTCAGTTATAAATTATTACTTTATAACTCGTTCCATTTTGGAACAGGTTCCCATACGTCCGCCCTCGTATGGTAGGGAGATAATAGGATCACCACTCTTTATTTAACAGCCGCCGCAACTGTAACCACGCCAGCCACTACGCCCCATATTGTGCGTTGCCGTTTAAGGCGTTGCTCTGTTCGTTTGTTGCGTTTGATTTGCTCTTTCAATTCGCTCAATGAGTTCGAGACCTCTTTCAATCTCTCCTCTTGCTGCGTCGAGATGTTCGAGGCTTTCGCCAATTCTTGCGCCTGTTTCTTGTTGATTGCTTTCAAGGCGTTCAATTCCTGCCCCTGTTTCTCGTTGATAGTCTTGAGCTTGCTCAATTCGTCGCCCTGCGTCGCTGTTAAGTTGTTGGCTTGCTGCAATGCTTGCTTTGAGCTGTTGATTGAGTTTTCGGCTTTCGTCAAGCGCCCTTTGAGTTCGTTCCAGCTGCTCAAAGGTACGTTTATAGTCGGCTCTTGTTTCAAAGTATCCGCTGGCGAGGCTGCCAATGAGATAGACGAGCAAAATGCCAAGAATACCATAAACAACGCGCCGAATAGTAACCGCATGTACAATTTTGTTCTTGATAATTTCATACATCACACGCCCCCTATATTAGTCTTGGTCTGTCCAGCGAGCAGCCCAGCCGCGCACATCAACATGAACGAAATCTTGATTATAATAACGCCCAATGCCGTCGGCACCACATTCCTCGGCCACTTCGGCGAGATAATCGACGTTAATGCCGTCATAAGTAATGTCGGCCGCTGTACCCTCTACATGTTGAGAGTTAGGCACGCCCCCGACTTCCGCATTATGTTCTAGGCACCGATAGCCGCTTAACACTTCGATAGGCTTACCGATACGCTCACGGATAGCGTCCAATACATCAACGAGCCTTTTATCAATCACATGGTCGAGAATAGGGTGTCCGTCGCTATCGTATCCATGACGGCCACATTTACAAGCAAATTCGTAATCATCGAAATATGTACCAATTTTCATTATATGCACCTCTGTTTCTGCAATACAAAAGCCACGCCCATATATCTCGAGCGTGGCACAAATAACACTATATTATTTTTTCAAAATCATATCCACTCTTGCATGAACCACGTCGAGCAATCCAGATATGGTAGTATTTCCGCCGTCTCTCATGTTCTCGAGTATGCTCAATAGTTCCACCGAGCCGAGATATAACCATACGATATTAACGGCGAATGCGTATTGCCCAGCCATGTAGTCAAAGCACCATGCGGCGCCAGTGGCAAGGCAATACGTTAAAACTTTTGTTACAAATGGCTTTCTCATATGCTTTGAGGATATAATACCTTTTCCCCATGCAGCAGGTATGGCTATGTATTTATCCGCCATGCTTAGATTGTCTGGATTAGCACCCATGTCTACCAGCATTTTATACCCAAGCGCCGCCCATTTTGTAATGAGGTCTAGGAATACCAATAATATGAATATGCCTAACACCTGCACATGTTTCAAGCCAATCATATATATTGCCACATCAGCGATTACGGCAAGCAAGGCCTTAAGCACGAACGAATCCGTCAACGTCCGCCACGCCTCGCCCATGAAATCTGTTATTACTTGCATGTGTCCCCCTTATGTTAGCTAATTATTCATTATCTGGTGCGGTTTTGTAGAAGTTGCCGAACCCCGAAATGTATCCGTTAAATGGTTCAGTTAATACTGCAAAATAGTCGGCTCTAATGCGTGTTAATTCAGGGCGTGTTCCTATGGTTTGTTGCCCTAAAAATGTTACTTTACGAGATACTCCGTCGCCAACACTTCTATATGTTCGGCGAATTACAGGTACAAACGTTTCTTTTCCAACTTCACCATATTGGGCGTAAATCGTTTTGATATTAGGATTGCCGATAGTATTTAATGTAGCATACAGCTTATCAAGTGGAATTTTGCTAGTTTCCGCATACCCAATAATTTTGTTAGGAGAATTAGAAATAAACTTAAATTCCGTAACGCCGTCATACACCCAAGCAGGTCTATCGGAAATATCATAATTCTTATCGATGTTATCTGTTTGGTTGGTAAGGTCAATTGTTAACACGTTACCTTCTTTAAATACTGTAATTCCATTTTTATCAGTAAATTGTAAGTCTTTAATACCAGTAATAGTAATATTCGATACTTTTGCGCCTAACATATTGTAATAATTAACTACAATATCATCTTTTCCATACGCTGGAATTGTTATAGTCGCTATGCCGTTCATAATTGCTACAGGCTCACCACTATCAAGGCTGACCTTAAAATGGTCCTCGCCTTGTAAGGATAGCTCTGTTTGTCCTTTTGTAGGTTGTGTAAATGTTAAAGGCTTGACGTCAGTCCTAGGGAACGGCTTGCCCATATTACCGATTAATGCGGTGAGTACATCGTCAACGCTGGCACTCTCACACCATACGTTACCTTGTAGCAATAACTGATGAGCGTTGTCGGCCGTAGCACTTGCGCCGTCCTTGCCTTTTAGCGATTTTAGCCACTCAACATATGTACCTTGAAATCCGTTTAATTGAGCGATATTAAACGCACTTAACCCGTCATAACCTTTATCACCTTTAGGACCTTTCAGGGCCTCTAACTGTTCTGGTGTGAAATCTGCATAGGTGAATGGGTCGCCTTTATCACCTTTAGGACCTTGCTCACCTCTTGGCCCTTGTTCGCCCTGTGGTCCTTGTGGCCCTTGATTTCCTTGCTTTCCTTGTACGCCTTGCGTTCCCGGAATTGTAATGTCAATCACTTTCGGAACCCTTGCTTTAACGTTCACATATTCAAAGTTATTTGTATCTTCCATAATTATTGCACCCCCTAATGTGCTGAAATATCATGAATGAATTTCATATCACCCATTACGATTTTAGTGGTATCGTTCCCATGAATAAGGAACACATCATATTGACCGCTCCTATAGTTGCGGCCTATGTTCTTAGTTGCCTCGGCTGTGATTGTGCAGTACACAATATTCTCATGAATTACACATTCGGCCTCGGCCAATAGCTTGCCCTGTATGCTGCGTACTTTCATGACCGCCGTGCAGTTGGTTAAATCAAAATCGGCACCAATCTCGTAACCTCTACGATAATCAGCGCCGATGTGTAATGTTTCTGGCTCGTTTCTGATAAAGTTCATATGTACCTCGCCTATTCAATTTCTGTAACTAATACGCCAAGCATTCTGTTATTGCCAACTGGAATAAATAATACATCGTCAAAACTATACTCTTCTGGCGATATTGTATTTGGGTTATATTTTGAGTGCGCAACATTTATTTCTGCATAAATTGCAAAAGTTTTTTCATCAATAAATGCGAAATAAAAAAATATTGAACCATTTCTGGCGCCGACTTGACATGAGGGAATGCTTATAGGGCATATCGCTATTGGCTTGTCGAATGTATATCTAGCAATTTCTACATGATTGCCAATTACTCCAGTATAATTAATCTCCCAGCCGTATGGGTCTTCACCGTCGAATGGTTGAGGGTAGTAATCTGCGCCCTCGGCGGTAGCAACCCCCCAGCGCGTATAAGTAACATATTTTTTTACAACGTCTGGTTCATATATGTATTTTTTTATTTTCAGATACTTGTTTTCAGATGAAAATATTAATTTCTGCTCTTTATTGAAAACCTCAAGGCCTTGTTTACCTGTTTTATACTCATCTGAATATACATAACATTTAAAACTATGAGGGGCTGATGGTGAGTGTCTAACTCCGCACATTGTAACAGGGTTTAAAACGCCGTTTATATCAGAAAATGCGCCATATCCATTAAATATGCCCTCTTGATAACTTGGCGTCAATAATTCGGTTTCGCCCTTGGTATTTTTCAAAATAAACCCTTTGTTAAAAGAGCCTTTCCCATTCGGAGCAACAAAAACCAAATCATCTTCCTTTTTGTTGATTATAAAATGCGGTTCATTATAACTATATATCTTATACCCGAATGCCCCTTGTATAGGGGTTGTTACAACCTCTTTTAATGCTAAATTTTTAAAAGAATCATTGATAATAGTTGTCCCCTCTTTATTGGATACTTTAATATACTCCATAGATGATTTTGTACCTTTCTTTAACCAAATCAGCGGCCTTGTTATCAATTGAGTAAAAGATTTGATTGTCCTTGATAGAGATTTGTACAGGCTGCACCATATATGGCCTGTTTTGTTCGTAAGAGATAACAGGTGCGAACGCAAAAATTTGCTCATTTTTTTGTTTTTCAATAGTAATCACCCCGCTATAATCTGTTACTATGTGCGTGCCTAGAAATCGAGTTAATGTCGAGTTTAGGCTTAATATTAAAGACCCTTTTTTATCGTATAGTTCAAAAACAGCTTTATTTATTCCCATATGCCTATCCTTACCCTTAACTGATTGTTTTCATCAAATACTTGAATTAAGTCATCGCTAATTTCAACCCTTGCGCCACTCGTTTTAGTTCGCAATGTGCCAATAGTAGCCGTGATAGTTGATAGACTATCAACTTGCATTTTATCAGCAGTAACGGCACCAGCCTGTATCATGCCTTTGGTAATGATGTTCTTATCAAATAATGCGTCGCCAGTAACATGCAATAATTTGCCGTCAATGCGTGTCCCTGCTGGGCTTAGATTGATACGGCTCACCAGTTCTGCGCCGTCAAGGCTATTCATAGCCTCTGTTACTTTTAACTCAATACCGCTTGAAATCTGCGTGATTTGTGAATTTACGTTATTTTGATAATCGCTCAAAGTGCGCTGGTACGCATTGCCAATGTCGATGATTTTGCTATCCATGCCATTGACGGCGATCTTGACTGTGCCTATTTCGCCTTTCAAGTCATTTACTGCTTTATCGATACCCGCTAGGCCTAGACTTTCCATATCAAGTAGGGACTTATCAATTTTAGCTTTTACCGCTACATTCTCCGCGCTGCTGCGTGGTCCCTCTCCGAACATATCAACATATGCCACTTGTACAGCGTATACGCCAGCCTCGAGCGGTACATTGATAACGTTCGTAGTGATGTAATACACATTGTCATCGATATATACGTTCGCACCCTTGCAATTGACTGGAATAGGTTCAAATGTAACACCTATACCGCTGATATTGGCCGTTGCTTTGACTTTGGTCGGTTGCTTTGGAATAGGTATATTGTACGTCAATTCGGCTGGTGCGCCGTATCCTTTAGCAGGGTTATGAGCGATACAATACACTTTTGATGTGCGCTCTGTTAATAATGTGCTGAATGTGGTGTTATTACTTCGGCCGATTAGTCCGTCATTTTGCCCTGCGTTGAGGTCTAATCTGATTTCATAATAATCTACATCGGCATTTTTAACTTCAAGCCAATTGAAATGTGCCATATCGCCGAATGAAACAGAAAAGCCCTGCGGTGCATTCGGTATTTCGCTTTTCATTTCAACTGTAATGCTTTTAGTTAAGCCCTGCGATGTGTTGCCGTGTGTATCCTTTACTTGAATTTTCACATCATAGGTATGGCCGAGTTCGCACCCGCTAACAGTAATAAGGCCCTCACCAGCACCGCCATATTTCCATGTGCCGCCTTGCTCTCGGTACCACAATTCGACTGTATCAAGGCTATTAATACGAGGCACATCAAATTGAGCCACCACATCAAAGGATAATACGCCGTTGCCGATTTCGTAGTATTTAGTATATAGCGCTAAATTGCTAACCTCTGGGATATAGTAAGGCACTATCTTATACGGGTAGGCTTGCACTTCATCAAGGCCTTGCTCATTCGTGCCGAACAGGTTCATAGAGGTAAACTTCAAATATACTGTTTTCCCTATATCTTCCTTTCTATAAGAATGGCGATATAGTGCCTCATCGATACGAATGAACCGCGCACCGCTTGCGTGGTCTGTTGGTATAGTTGCATATTGGCCGCGCACTAATCCAGTTAGTTTATAGCTGCCGTCTGTTTGTAATTGCGCCCCCTCATAGCTCAATGCCTCGCCGTCAATCCATGATAGGGTATTCGCACGTTCGGCGTCGATGTGTGTGCCGCCTTTCATACTGCCTTGATTGAGTTTCACGCTTACGCCGTCGCCTGTATTAGACAATGCGGTAAGAGTTCGCCCCATGCGAGCCTGTTGCGTAATGGAACCTACTCTTGCATAGTTCTCGTCATTATCAGATAGCCACACGGAACAGCCGCCCCAGCCACTTGGCGCATTTACACCGATAAATACTTGATTGCCGCCAACGTCGCCAACTGTTTGGAATATTGCCACATCATTGACGCTCGGCGCCTCTTGATTGTAATCCACAAAAGGCCGCTCGTTTTCATGCACGTCATAACGCGCTGGTGCGTAAGTACCTGCTGGCTTGCCCTCAGCTGTGAATTCAAGCTGCCCGTCTGCCGCCTCATTGACTGCCGTTATAACTACGATTTGCTTGTTTAATTGACAAGCCTCATCGGTTAGCGTTACAAGGTCGCCAACTTCTAAAGTGCAAAAAGCCCAGTCAAGTCTAAAAGTGTACTGTGTTTTAGAATATAGCCGTTTCATGGCTAATTGTTCCGCATAGTACTGCGCTCTAGCCTTTGTGTAAAGGTAGTGAGCCGTTTTCTTTGAGGCTGGTTTAAGGCCGTTCTTTTGTACGTCCGCTACTACTTCAAAAGATACTGTTTCTTTCTCGTAGCTATTGGCGCGGTTAATAAATTCAACTGTTGCCTCATTGTATGCCTCGCTCGTATCCTTGCGCTTATATAAAATAAGCTGTCCGTCTGTGCCAGCGATAAAATCATCGGCCGTGAGATCATATTGAATTTGATTTTCTGGCGTCCAATCGCCTACAGGCTTATCGGCCAAAGGTACGATTTTAAGGCGGTCGGTACTCCAAAATACAAGACTATTGGTAATCTCGGCTATATCGTTGATAATACTTTGAGCCTTGGCACTCTTTTGCTCGGGCGGTGTGCTGATTAATATATCAGCCGCCCTACAATAGGCTCGATAGTTATCAATGCCCTCGATTTGCACATCAGCCCCAACTGATTGCAGTACATGCTCGATATAGTCGGCTGGGTTTACGTCAATTCCGTCGCCTGTATCTCTGAGTTTACCCATAATTTCAAAATTGAATTGCGGTAAGCTGCCACGCTCACCCAAATCAACCACGCCAGCCATGTAAGCCAATCCGCTATATGGTAGTGCTTTGTCTTGGTGCTTAGATACCATGTAAGGCCAAGGCGCTTGACCTTGCTCGCCATTGAATAAAGTGAGTTCGATTTTTTCACTAGGATAAGTATATATTTCCTTATCACGCCACACCTTACCAACGCCAGCGATAGGACCCTCACATAATGCAATGGCTGCCGCCACTGTATATGTGTAAGTGATTTCAGTATGTTTTGAGCCGCCGCCTTTCCCTGTTCGAGTGGTGCTTTTATGTTCGTGTGCGGTGAAATCGTCATAGTCGATGATGTTACCGCTGACCCGAGTAGTCCCCAATATTTCGGGAACCACCTCACCATAAGAGGCCGTATTGATTTGAAAATCTGCGATCATATCGGCTCGATTTGTTGTATTCTTGCCTCGATTAAACAGAAAGCCCATTATTTACGCTCCTCTCTATACCGATATACCGCTCTCAATCGTGAGCGGCCTTTTTTATCAAAAAATAGTACATCATCAAGTTTCGAGATAATTACGCCATAGTCAACGAACGAATGAATTACAAGGCCTTTCCCTATATAGATAGCGCCGTGAGAAATACATCGGCCATATTGATATAGTAGGAAATCGCCTATTTCAAGCGGTGCACCCTCTTTTACTTCATCGGCCACTTGTTGCACATACTTGAGATATTTCTCCTCAGAATGGTGTAAATGCCATTCGTTTGAATAATCTTCTATATCAATTCGGTCGCGTTTCATTACGCCACTATCAACAACTGCCGCAACGAGTAAATAGGAGCAGTCAACGCCTACACCTTTAACCATTGAATTATTGACATACGGCGTCCCTAGCCATTTAACGGCCGCATTGGCGATTTTCTCGCCTGTTGTTAATTCATTAATGTCTGTCATCGTATGCTCTCCTTTAATGGAACGTAAGGCGTCGCCCTGTTTCTATCCCAATTATCGAATTTATTCTTGCACTCTGTAGGTGTCTTATTACAGCCAGCATATATATAGAATTGGTCGCCAACTCTTGGGCTTACTTCAAGGGCGCTCATGTACAGAATTACGCCGTCATTGCTTTGTAATATCTGCGTTGATTGCCCTGCCATTGGGCCAGTGAGCCAATCTATACCGCCAGCCGTGTAATAGCCATTCTCGAATGGAATATCTATTCTTATGGAATTGGCCCCGCTGCCGAGGCCTGTAACCTTGCCACTCTTACGAAATCGCTTAATATCAACGCCACACTCTTTAGAGTACACGCTGAAAGGACATTGAGGATAATATCGGCGGTTAGGATACTCGATATTTAGCTTTTGCACGATTGATTTTACATTTAGCTTTAATGTAAGGCCGCCGCCTTGCGTAACCTCACATAAGCCAGTAAATAAACCAACCACACCGATGATTTTATAACTATCATCAAAGAACGCTCGGCGTAGTGTCATCTCAGCGCCGTCAAAGCCGCCATTATGAGCCACCGCCATGATAGGCACGCCGCCGATTGTATCTTGTTCATTCGTCGAAATGCTAACAGTCATCTTGTCCACGCTTACAGTGCTGTTTGTGGTTATCTTATCCCTTACAATAATAGGCCCGTTACTCTTATAGACTTGCCCATTATAGGAAACGTCAGCGTCTGAATCAGCCCAATAGTAAGAGACGCCACTGCGCAAGCGCAACTCGTAGAGGTCGCAACTTACGAAATACTTATCATTGTTTAGGTGCTGCCTTAGCGCCTCATTTACTGCTTTCATGATTGCCCCCTATCGAGTTGTTACTAATTTGAATGTTTTTGATTTATAAACGTCGGTAAAAATATACTCGGCTGTCATGTCGCCGCTAAACCGCACTAACCAATAGTAGGTATAATCGGCTGTTATAACTGCATTCGGTGCCACTGTTTGGCCTTGTGCTAATTTGATGAGGCCTTTATCGCTAACTGCACGAATTGGCGTACCATTGGCGTATAGTTTCAAGTCCTCAACATGATAAACAGGCTCGAGGAAGTCGCCGAATTTTCTCACGGCTTGCCAAGAACCTGCTGCACCTGTGCCGAGTTGTATGCCTTTCTCGCTGTTATCTTCTGGATCTAACCATAAGAAAGGAATTGTACCGCCCTTTGTTTTGGAATAGAACCCCATGAGTTCCTTATATTCCGCTGGCTTAAGCACCTCGAAATCTGTCGAAATCGTATATTGCGGATATTTCCATGTTGTCATGGTTCGCACCTTACCCGAGCCAGTTGTTTTAGTTTTAGTGTCCCATTTTTGAATCTTTTGAGACTTCCACCCCAATGAAATAATCTTAGGGAATTTCAATAATTCTGCCATTCTACCACGTCCCCGCTGTTGCTACGAATTCCCTATCTTGATTTACAAGGAATTGACGTAAGGCTCTACCGCCTCGGCTTTCGAGGAATCCGCCAAAGCTTTCGGCGTCAATCGCATTGATGTTGATAGTAGCGCCGCCAGTACCTGCACCACCATTCGCGCGGTTGATTCCGTCGCCTAATCGGTCGAATACTGTATCAGATAAAGGCAATACAGCCTCTTCATATTTGCCCTCACCGATTTGCGCAAGGGTAGCGCCATAGGTAAGACCACCCTCGGCCAATTTTGGCATACTTTTATTGCTGAACATGGCTCCAAAGTTGCCACCTTTAAGTGAGCCGCCTAAATTGCCAACGTTACTCAACGCCGTAGACTGTGCTATGCCTGCCGCCGTGCTACTGCTCCAAGCAGCTAAACCAGCCGCCGCACTAGCGCCAAACGTTGCCATACTAACCTGTTGAGCTAGTTGAGACCATGCAGGAAGTTGAGCCTGTGCCGCTGCTACACTCGCCGCCGTTTGTTGCGATTGTAGCATTTTACCGAGTACGGCCTGCTTAACTTGTGCCGCTATCCATTGCGCCAAACTATCGGCGATTGTTTTCAATATGGCTTTACCCATATTTTGAAAAGCCTGTGTAATCGTCATTGTGCCTTGCAATAGGCCAGAAATGCCCTCTTGCAATTTATCAATACCAGCACTTGCAGCGTCCCATATCAATTGTTGGCTATTGAAATGGCTGTTCATTACTGCGTCTTGATATTCTGTAAGTAGTTCTTTCTTAAGATCATAGCTTTGTTGGGTGGCTACATATTCATCGTCAAGTGCCTGTTGCAACGCCTCGAAATTCTGCGTCCGCATAGCCTCATCAATAGCCCATTTCTCTTCCTGTAATTCGCGATGATATTGTAAGGCTTTATCGTTATATTCCTTTTGTTTCGCCAATAACTCAGCATTTTTCATTTCTTCAAACGAAATAGTGCCGTCATCATGGTCCTTGAATATAACGCCCTTTTCTTTTAACGTGTCAATGTAATGCTGTTGTTGCATTTTATCCATTTTCACAAAATCATCGTTCATTTTAGCGTACTTATCAACGATTTCGTTAATCGATTCAGTATATTCCTTTTTCAGCTGCTCCATAGGGGACGCGCTGCCTGTGGAATCCTTACTTACAAGATTAAAATTGAAATCCTTGACGTAATCGCGTACAGATTGCTCAATTTCTAGTAACTTTTGAGCCTCTTCCTGCTTGGCTTTTATGCGCTTGTCTGAGTATACCGCCTCTAGGTTAGCTAAATCCTCATTATAATTGACATTTGCGGCTTTTGATTTGTTGAGTTCATCAAGCTCTTTCTTGTATTCAAGTTCGATGAGTTCCTCTTTATTCCCAAGCATTTCAAGATAAGACTGTAAAATCTTTTCATGCGTTTGCTTTGCCTCTTTGGCGAGGTCTTTGCCTTTGCTACCTTTGCCACCGCCGCCGCCTTTGCCTTTCTTGCCTTTTCCGCCGCCAGTGTCATAATCGCCACCGCCGCCGCCACCGCCAACGTCTAGGCCTGTATCGCCGCCAGCGGATATGCCCTCAGTGATTTGAGCCGCCATATTGACGCCAGTATTTACAATATCTTGTGCTGTGTCAGCGCTGATAGTGTCAACCTGTTGAATGGCTGTGAATGTACCGCCAAAGAATTTCGCAACTTTCTCACCTACGCTGTTTAGTTTAGCAATCAGCCAATTAAGGCCCTCAATGATCTTATTGACGCCCCAAACAGCCGTATGTACGATTGTAGAGAATACCGAGCTTAACGTATTACCAAACCCATTAGAGGCCGCCGCTGCTGTTGCAAATACAGTTACGAGCGTCATAATTACGGATATTAATATTCCGATTGGGTTGGCTCTCATTACCAAATTAAGCACCCGCTGCGCCGTAGCTGCCGCTAATGTGCTGCCACGCAATGCCAAGAATAAGGATTTCAATACAGTAGTCCCCATGGTGAGCGCTCCAACTGTCAATATAGTGCCTTGAATTGCCACTCTGACCGCCGTCATTGCCACGCCGTAGGCTCTAGTCGCTATTGCTGAGGCTAATTGTGCCGTTTTCAATGCTACTGTTTTAACAGTCAATGCTGCCGTCTGAGTGCCGCATAATGCCATAGCCGCCCTATAAGTAGTGAATGCCACTACAACGGCCAATACGGCTGCGCTAACCCTTGGCATGGTAGTAACGAACAGGCTTGTAAAGCTGCGTATCGTTTGGCTTATTACTGTTACGATTGTTTTAAGCCCATTAAATGAGGCGCTTATAATACCAATCGAGGCCGAGGCTGTAGCAGCCATAGCACGAATTGCAACGCCAACGCCTTGAACGAATGCTTGAAAGTCGCCATTTTGAGGAATCGCTGAAAGCTGTTCAAGTACAGGCTGAAACGCTAATAGCATTTCATTCTGAATAGACTGCCCCATTTCTGCGAACGTCATCGGAATTTCTGCAAATTTTGCGTTTGTTTCCTCAGCACTATTGAATAGTGCCTCTTTGATGATGTCGGCGGTAATCAACCCTTGTGATGACATATCTTTTAATTGACCTACAGTAAGGCCCATTTCTTGTGCAATAGATTGGGCGAGCATTGGCGCATTTTCCATAATAGAATGGAATTCATCGCCTTGTAATTTCCCCGCCGCCATTGCTTGCGTCAATTGGTACATCGCCGCACTTGATTCTTCAATGCTGGCGCCAGATACTTTGAATTGCTTATTCAATTGCTCGACGAACATAATCGCCTCATCATTCGAGCTGAACGCGTCTTTTGCCAACATATTCAGCTTGGCTACACTGTCCGCCATATCTACATAGCTGCCACGGGACCGCTGCGCTGCGTCGAATACCTTATCCATAATTTCGGCCGTGGTTTGCGTGCCGTCATTAATGAGGTTAATACGAGCGCGTACGCTGGTTAATTGGTCCGCTGTCTGCGTTGCCGCCGCTGCTATATCTTTGACAGCTGTCGCGGCTAAACTAATACCAGTAACAGCACCAGCGAATTGCAAGCCCTTATTGACTTGCGTCATTATAGATTTGATTTCATCGCGAATGCTGGCCGCCTCTTTGGCTACTTTACTGCCTGCCTCTGATACGCCTTTCGGTATGTCAGTACTTAGCTTATTGGCAACCTTATTTATGGCCGCCTGTGCCTCTGTACTGTCCGCGCTAATTCGTACATTGATATTACTATCTGCCATTGTCTATATTTCACCCCCTGCCTCTCTAAATTCACGAATAAAATCCGCCTCATCTTGGCGCTTTTGTGCGTCTGTAGGCGGATATAAAATATCTATAAATTTCTTCGGCTCAATCGCTTTTGATAATTGCGTGTTCATGATGTTTGTTACCCAGAACGCTCTATTCTGGTCTTGGATTTTGCAACGTCGCTCATAACCCTGTACGAGTTTTCTATACTCAATAGGCTGTAAGCGCATTAATTCCCAAGGTTTTAACTCCAACACACTATACGCAATTTCTTCGGCATTTCTTAACCATAAAGAAAAAGAGGGGGGGCGGGGGGCCCCCCCCCCGTTTTTTTTTTTTTTGTTCTCTCCCTCTCTCT